TGCGGGTGGGGCTACGGTTCCACCCGCTTTACTATAAGAGGGTTCCGTGGCTACAACCGACATCGACATCTGCGCTCGTGCGCTAATCCTGATCGGCGCTAGCCCGATTACCTCTTTTGATGATGGCACGACCGAGGCTACAGTTGCTGCCAATCTCTATGAAGATACAGTCCGAGACTGCCTGTCTCGCCATCGCTGGCGTTTTTCCTCTGGTCAGGTCCAGCTTTCCCGTCTTACCGCAGCGCCAGACGCTCGATGGGACGCCGCCTATCAGCTTCCTTCTGATCTTCTGCTCTTGCACAATGTAACCGTGACCGATGATCCGATTGCCTATGATAGGTATCAGGACATGGTTTATTGCAATGCAACAGTCGAAGATGTGGTCTATGCAGACTATACCTTTCGAGCCACAGAAGATCTCTGGCCTCCCTACTTCGTGATGGCTGTCCAGTATCAACTGGCTTCTATCTTTGCCTATTCCGTGGCAGCACAGGATACGCTGTCTGATCTCTTTGAAAAACGCGCAATGCGTCAGATGACTATTGGCAGAACGCTTGATAGCCAAAGCCAGACCACTCGCCGTCTTAACGTGCAGCGGTTCAATCAGGTACGGACTACGACGAGAGGATACTAACCGATGGGTATGAAGCTAGTCCAAACTAACTTCTCATCGGGAGAGATTGGTCCTCTGATGGATATGCGCCATGATACAGGCGCTTATCAGAATGGCGCTCGTCGGCTGCGTAACGTCTCCGTATTGAACCAGGGTGGCATTACTCGTCGCCCTGGTACAGAATATCTTGCTACCTTGAATGGTAGATCTCGTATGATCCCATTCGAGTTCTCGAACACTGAACAGTATATCTTCGCCTTTGGTGACCAGAGACTTGATATTTATTCAACTGCTGGCTCTCTTATCCAGAGCCTTACTAGCTGTCCCTGGACTACGAGCATCCTATTCTCCATGACATATTCGCAGGCTGCGGATGTCATGATTGTTTGCTCACCACAAATGGCAACGCAGATTATTCGACGCACATCTGCAAATACGTTTACCAGGACTGCTTTTGCTTTCGACTCCTCAGTCAATGGCAATGAAGTTTATCAGCCATATTATAAGTTTGCAGATGACACTGTAACACTTAGTTGCTCAGGAACAACCGGTAGTGTCACGGTTACTTCTAGTGCGGCGCATTTTACTGCTGGCTATGTTGGTTCTCGTATTCGCTGGTTTGGAATTGAACTAGAGATTACGGGATATACAAACTCAACAACGGTAACCGCTACTGTTAAGGGTACACTTCGTGGGACTTATGATATTGATCCCATGAAAACTACTGATGGTAATAGTGTAATTGAAGTTACTCATGTTAATCATGGGCTTTCGACTGGCACTTCTATTACTATAGAAGGTGCTAATGCTTTTGCAGGGTTAACTAAGGCGCATATCAACGGAACTTTTACAATTACAGTTCTAAACGATAACGTCTATCAGTTTACTGCTGGTGGTACGGCCAATTCTTCCGCTGATGGCGGTGGACCAAATGTTCACTTCTATGGAAATAATATCCCAACTAGAAACTGGGATGAACCAGCATTCTCAGCTGTCAGAGGTTATCCTGGTTGCGTGACCTTCCATGAAAGTCGCTTGTGGTTTGGTGGATCTTATTCCCAGCCAGATAGCCTATGGGCTTCTAAGATTGGTCAGTTCTTTAACTTCAATGTTGGTGAAGGTTTAGATAACGAGTCGATCCAAGTATCTGTTGGCTCGGATGACATCTCATCTGTTCTGCATCTTGTATCCAATCGTCATCTTCAGATTTTCACAGCGACATCTGAGTTCTATGTTCCTCGCGTATCTCAATCTACGATTACGCCAGGTAACATTACGATTGCTCGTCAGACGCCTTATGGCTGCTCTAATGTGCCGCCAATGCCGTTTGATGGAGCGACCGTTTATCTTCAAGGAACACGAGCAGCTATTCGTGAGTTTCTGTACACAGATACAGAACAGGCATATAGCGCACCAATGCTTACCCTACTGGCAGATCATTTAATTGATACGCCTAATGATATGGGTATTCTTTTTGGTACTGAAGATAGACCAGAGCAATATTTGCTTGTGGTCAATAATAATGGAACAGTTGCCTGCTTCCATTCTGCTCGATCTGAAAAACTTGCTGCCTGGTCGCTTTGGGAAACAGAGCATCCATCTAATACAGCAAAGTTCGACTCACTAGTCTCTATTGGAAATAGGATGTATTTCTCTGTACTGAGAGGTTCATCTTATTACCTAGAGCGTCTAGCCAAGAATGATCTTGATCTTACACTTGATTGTGCCAAGAGCTATACGTCTGGCTCTGCCACAAAGACTTGGACAATCAATGCCATCTACGCCAATAAGACTGTATCTGTCGTGTCGAACAACTATTACTTGGGCGATTTTGCTTGTAATGGTTCGAACCAGATTGTTCTTAATGATGAAGTTACCAGCATCACCGTTGGCTTTAACTACGATGTCACCATCGAGAGTTTACCTGCTAACATCAATCTACCGTCTGGCAATTACTCTGGCCGTCCTAAGCGCATTGCTCGCGTTATTCTTGCGCTAAACTCAACGCTAGCAGTTAACGTCCAAGGTAACCGTCTCATCATCCGACAAGTAACGGATGACTTCTCACTTCAACCTACAGCAGTAACCGGTAAGCGAGAGTTCTTCTTGCTTGGGTTTAACCGTGATGCCACAGTTGTCATAACCCAATCAGAACCCTTGCCGCTTCGACTGCTTGGTATGGCTATGGAGGTATCCATCTAATGTGCGTCACAGCTATTGTCGCTTCTACTCTAGTCTCGGCTGTTGGTGGCTTTGTTCAAGCTGGTCAGGCCGCTGCTGCTGCCGAATCTCAAGCCGCATGGCGTAACTATCAACTTGAAGTACAGAACCGTCAGCTTGCAGAAGATGCTGAGTTGACCAGGATTCAGGCACTTGAAGTTGAAAACCAACGTCGAGAAAAGAACCGTCGAGTCATGGCTGCTAACGAGGCATTCTTGGCTGGTTCTGGCGTAGGTGAAAGCCGCTCATTCTTGCAGGGCGTCCTGCCATCTGAAGAAATGAATCTTCGCAAAGACGTAGCTGCATTGCGACTTCAGTCTGCTACTCAGATTAGCCGTATTGCAGATCAGATTGCAGTCAATAAGGCAGAAGGTCAGTTTGCTCGAGCAAGTGCAAGTATGACTGCTTCTAACGCCTTTACTAACGCTGCCTTTAATGCTGCTGGTGCAGTAAGTAAGGGTATCTACACTTACAACAGGTACGCTTGATATGGCTATCCAACGCGACGAACGTCAGGTTCTTACTCAGCCGAGTGGCCGCCTCATTCGTGAGTTTCGGACACAGTTGCCAATGCCAGATGGATCTGGTGTGCAAGCCTTTGCAAAAGGACTTGGCGATATTGGCGAGCTAGAGATGCGTCGCACTGCAACTGAAGAAACAAAGTTATATGCTGAGTCATTGGACTTTGGCAAAGATGAGAATGGCAACTTTGTAAAGCCACAGGCTCCAGAGAGTTTTGGTTCGTTTCGTCGTGAACTCTTCAATGAGTTAGTTGATCGACGTTATACAACTGAAGTGTTGCTAGACCATGACAATTCAGTAGCCAAGATTTATGCCGAAAACAAAGCCGCTGGCAATGATCCTGGTGTAGCTTTGGCAAAGGCTGAAGCTGATATGAAGGGTCGCCTTGAAGGCGTTGATCCTCGTGTCCGCTCTTCTGTTGAATTGGGAATGCGTAAAAACATTACGCAGTACAATACACAGGCAGTTGCCCAGTCTGCGGCTAATGCTGAACGTAGTCTTATTACAGATACGGTTAAGCAGATTGAAGCCCTCTCTACTCGCATGATTAGGGCTGGTGCCGTTGGCAATACTGCTGATGAGACGCTGCTGCGCTCTGAGATCGAGACAAAGCGCCAGTTGCTTGTTCGCGCTGGTCGATTGACGGACACACCTGAAAGCAAAGAAATCTTTTGGAACTCAATTCAAGCGAACATTAATGTGCGTCGCGCTTTGCAGACTGCTATTAATGATCCAAAGCTTGATCCTCAAACCTTTCCATCTGAGATCAATAGGCTTCAGCGTATTGTCAATGGCGAAGCTGCTGATAATGAAACCGCCTTTGGCTTTAAGAAGTCTGACTTTGATAAAGTAACAGACAGTTCTTTGAAAAGCCTGATTACTGAATTGAACGCAACAGAGACGCGCTTTAGACAGCAATATGCTGTGTCTGCGCGTATGCAAAAGGTACAAAGCTATCTTGGATCTGTAGATGCTGGTATTCGTCGCCAGACATTTGGTATGTCTGATGATGATCTAGTTGTGGCTTTTAATCAGGATATTGCAAATCTTAATACAGAACGAGGCAAGCAAGGATTGCAGCCTATCAGCATGATGTCGCCTGAAGGTATGCGTTATCTTGTAGATAGACATGGCTTCCTTCCAGGTAAGATGTATGAGAGTACATTTAATGATGTTGCTACTCGTACTCCTGAAGAGGTAGAAGCTGCGGCTAATCTTTATAAAGCTGCACGTTCTTTGCCTGATGCAACTGGTGGTAATCGTATTGATGTGACCGGCCAGATTGTTGCTGAAAAAGATCGCATATTCTTGGAGAACTACATTACTTCAAGAAACTCGGCAAAAGATCCAGCTAATGCCTTGGAATTGACTAAGCGAGTATT